AGGTCGTCGAGGCCCGTCCAAGTCTCGATCTTCTCAAACGCCATCAGGCGGCTATGCCCCGACTTTGACCAACGGCGGACTGTCGCCCAGAAGTGACCGCGTTGGACGTCGATGCCCAAGGTGCGGAACGGGATGGAGCCGGCGGGCGCACCTTCTCGGGCGACGACTTGGGCCTTCGGGGTGATGACGGCTTCCTCCGTCCAGTCGTCTTTGAGGGAGTAGTCCGAGGAGTCAATCGGAGTCACCATCGAGCCGCCATCGTCCGACCACGCAAGGGCGAGTCGCTTCTGCTTGAAGATGCGGCGTGGTTCCTCGTCGCCGTAGATCACGGACGCCCGCTTGGCCTCAAGCATCATCCGACCTAGTTCGCCCCAGGACATCATCGCAAGGGCGTTGAGGTGCAGGCCGACTCGCTCGATGGACTTGCCGGGTTCACGCGGGACGAACTTCCCGCCGAGGTTCAGCTCGAAGCGGGTCTCTCGGCTGTCCGTGTGGCGGGTGTTGCAGGAGCGGCACTCGTAGGTCGTGCCGGCCTTGACCTTCGCCATGTCCCATTCGTCTCCGTCCTTGGCGTCCTCGGGGAAGCGGACGAACGCCCAGTCGTAGGGCTGGAGCGTGTTGCAGGTCGTGCAGCAGAAAGACCAGTCGTGGAGGTTGGTCGTCGGTTGTTCGAGCAGTTGATGGAAGTCGTCGGTCGGCGTCCCGCCTTGGCTTGCGAAGACGTGCTTTGAGTTCCACGAGAATTGGGTCGTTCGTCCCATCGCCTCCTCCATGTGGCCCTTGGGCCAGCGCCAGCACTCGTCGCCGAAGACGTACTTGGTCGTGATGCGTTGCAGGCTCGTCTTCGTGTGGGCCGAGCGGCAGTAGATGATCATCCGCTGGAAGTCGCCGACGGACGAGCGAGGCATATCGTCGGGCTTCTTGCGCTTGGCGACCTCGGGGATGGCGTCGAAGAGGGGGCGACATTGGCGGAGGAAGAAGTCGTCGGCCTCGTCCTGGTTCATTTGCAGGAGGAGCATATTGCCCGGGTCGTTGACGATGAAGTAAGCCGTGGCGAGTCGAAGGGCTGCGGACTTGCCGGCCTGAATGCACCACGGCATCAGCACTTGCCGAACCTCGGGGTCGACGATGAAGCGGACGGCGTCACCGACCCACGGCATCCGCTCGTTTCGGAACGGACCCTTGAGGTGCGAGTCGGGTATCTCGGGGACGTTGCGTTCCAGCCATTCGACCGGGTCGCCGCTGGTCGTCGGACGCATCGCGTCCCGCCCCATCCGAACCAATTCAAAACTCTTCGGGGAAAGGGTCATTGGCGGAGATGTCCTCGCGGGTCTTGCGGACCCAGTCCTGCAAAGGCTTGATGGCTTGGGCGGGGTTCGCCTTGTTGCATCGTTCGGCTACGTCGGTCGGAAGGTCGTCGAGCTTGGCGAGGATTTCGCCGATCAGCGTCTTGATGGCGGTCGAGGCTTCAGCCTTGGAGATGAACTCCTGGTCGGCGAGCGCCCGCTTCTTCTGTTCCTCCTCGAGGGAGACCAGCGTCTTGAGCGCTTGGTTGTAGGCCGTCTGGAGTTTCCCCTGCTGGGGGTCGCCCGACTCGATGGCGTTGCGGTAGGCCACGCGGGCGGACGAGACGAGGACGCGCTGCTGGGCGATGATGTCGTCGAGGGAATGCTCGTCGAGGGCGGCGATGGTGACGCCAGCCATGCGGCGACCTCTGCCGGCTGCACGTTCGGCGAGCCACGCACGGGCCGCGTCGACGTCGGTGCGAGGCATTCCCTGACGCGACATCTTCGAGACGTGTCCTTGGCTTACGCCGAGGGCGTTGGCTAGTTGCTCAAGCGTCATTCGCGGGGGGCTGGCCTATTTCGGCCTCTTTTGCCCCGGGCTTTTGTGAAAAAGAGCCGGGGTGTCGGGCCACGCGTGACGTGGGGGGGTGTAAAAGAGATGCCTTTAGGGGGGTATTGGGGGTCATCGGGCCTTGTGCTTATCCCTCCTCGCGTTGACGTGCGGATACAGGCCGCAGGCGTCGCTGTTCACGGCCTTGCGTATCTTCTTGCCCTGCCATCGCACCCAGAAGTGTGTGCGCCGATGCATCTTGCCTATGGTGCGGGAGTCCAGGCATCCGGGCAGGGACAACGCCCACCGCACCAGCTCGACGTGACGACGGAACGCCATTGAGTTCGACACGGCGATGGCATCGATGAACGCCTTGAGCATGACGCCGACATGATCGCGGGAGATGAAGGTCTCGCTCTCCGTGCGTACCAACTGCCCGTCCTCGGTCGCCCATGCCGGATGGTTGGGGTCGATGTCGAAGACGTGCTTGCTCGGCACCATCTCGGAGTAAGGCAGCACCCCGTTCTCCCGCATCTTGTCCTGGGCCTTCTTGGGTTGCTTGAAGAACCACGCGTCGAAGGACTTGGCGTCCTTGGTCGGGGCCGTCATGTCGTTGAGTTTAGCCACCTGCCATCTCCTCCTTGTCCTGCATCTTCCGCCAGAGTTTCAGATACGCGTTGAAGCGGCGCTGACGTTCCAACTGAACCTTACTCGGCATAGGCCGGGAAGGCTTGGGCATTGGCTTACGCCTTGCGGTTGGCTTGCGTTGCACGACTCAAGGCGTAATGAGAAACTCATACAGCGGAAGAAGTTAATCGCGAGAGGTTCAGCCAGAGGGCTTTCGCTGGGTCGAAGGCGATGAGGTCCATGGATCGGAGACGCCTGACCAGAGACGCGTGAGGCATCCGGCGTTTGCGTCCCTTGCGGACATAGGGGAGTTGCTTGGCGAGTTGGACCAGCTCGAAGGCCGTGAAGGTCTCAGGCCATTCCTTGACTGTATCTTGCAGCCATCGGTTGGCCTCTTGGACCTTGAGGGACGCGGCAAGGGTGGCCCTATCCCTGGCGGCTTCCATCCTCTCGGGCTTGGTCCTCCACAGGGTACGCCAATGCTTGGTCAGTCGGCGCCTGTTCCGAAGATAAGCGGCTTGGGTCTCGGTGGCCTTCCTCCGTGGACGCTGGGACTCGTCAGCACACATTGGCGAGATAGCCGAGCGTCAGCGATGGCGCAATCGAGACAATAATAAGTTTACTTATACGGAGTTGCACAGTTTCCCCCCTTTGTAAGTCGTTGGTGTTTTGTTTTGGCATTTGAGCCGTCCTAGGTGGTTGGTAGCTGTCCTACCCCTCAGAGGGAGTTCGGACGCCTTGGCGACCCCTTGGCGGGGCTGGAATGGGCCTTCTGGTCGTCCATGTCGGGCGGGGCGTACTCCCAGCGGATATCTCCCCCCTCGGCGTGGCAGAGGTGGATGTGCCCGGCAAAGCGGTCGGACGCGTCCTTGAGGCCCGAGCGGGACTGACGCTTGGAGAAGCCGAAGCGGTAGACGGGGCGACCATCCGAGGACTTGCGGGACGTGCGGAAGAGGTAGCCCGAGTCGCGGGCGAAGTTGACCCACTCCGAGCAGCCGGCCCCGAGGTAGGCGAGTTGCTGGGGCGTCATCCCGTCCAGATCGTCAGCCGACTTGGGCTTGGTCGTGTGGTGCATATACAGCAGGGCGGCCTTCGTGCGCTGAAGCATCTCGTGGACACCTCCAGGGCCACGGAGGAAGGCGGTCGTCTCGGCTTGGGAGGCGATGTCGAAGTCGGCATACGCGAGGAGCGGGTCGGCGATGATGAGGTCGATGCGATGCTTCTCGACCATCTGCCCAAGGTACTCGACGAAGGCGAAGCCCGTCTTGGTGGCCTGTCGGACGAAGATGAGGTTCTCCTTGAGCAGTCGGCGGTCTGACTCCACTAGCTTCGCGGTGGCCCCGATGATTGCCTCGGAGGCGTCCCCTAGGTCGTTCTCGGCTTGGACCATGAGTATACGCAAGGGACGGACGGGTCGAAGGCCCCAAGGGGCGTGACCGATGGCCCAGTTGACGGCAAGGTGTGCCGCCATCGACGACTTGCCCGTGCCGGAGAAGCCCACGATCTGGAACGGGTAGCCTTGGCAAATCCAACGGCGCTCGCCCCCGATGAGGACCGTCTTGTCGTCCTTGGGGTCGAAGGCGAGCATGGCGTCGAGGTCGAAGTACTCGGTGGTGTTATCTCCTCCTGGTTGCCCCTTGCGGACCTGTAGGCTTCGGGCGAGTTGCTCTTGCGCGAGGAGGATGGCGTGTGGATCGGCGCCGGGTTGCCCGACGACTTGCAGGACGGCTCGGGCTTGCTCCGCAAGTTTGCGGAGGTTAAAGGTCTTAATCACCGCATCGCCCCATGCGGGGTTCGGCTGGATGAAAGCCCCCGTGGTCGCTAGGTCGGAGACCTCGAAGGCTTCAACGGGTGAGCCGAGGGTGCGGAGACGCTCGGAGACCGTTAGCTCGTCGGGGACGACCCCCTCGTCGATGAGGCCGGTGATGGCGGAGGCGATGTCCTGATGCTTAGGCTCGAAGAAGCAGGACGGCAGGAGGCCGCTGGGGAGCGGTGTGCCTTGGGCGACGGAGACGGCGAGGATGTGCCGTTCCGCGTCGAGGGCGGAAGGTGGGATGGGTTCCATGGCTTGGAGGTTGGCGGACTAAGGGGCTTAGGACTTACGCTGGCGAGTCTTTTCTCCGTAGTGGGCGGTCGGGTAGGGCTTGGCGTCCTTGCGGATGACCTTGCGGTAGGTTCGCTTCTCGATGATGCCGAGTTTCATTCCCTTGAGGACGTACTCGCGGGCGGCGTTGCGCTTGCACTTCCAGACCACGGCCCACTCGTCAATCGTGCGGAAGCCGTCGGCGGGCTTCTCGGCGGTCTGGTGGATGGCTGACATCACCTTGAGGAGCAAGGGGTCGGGCTTGCGGTGGCTCATGGCTTGAAGGTCTTGAGTTCGGTCTGCCAGATCCATTGGTCGCCCATCTTGTGGACGAGCCATGCCTTGTACTGACCTCCAGCGGTGACGAAGCCGGCGACGAAGCCCGAACCCCAGCGGGCGGTGGCGAGGCGGTGCGAGGCGTAGGCCATCTCGTCCTTGAGGCATAGGCAACCAGCGGAGAAGGCGTTCCCGCCCCCGTGCTTGGTCAAGGCGACGCTTGCGAGGTTGTGGGTGTGTCCGTGTATCAAAGCCCCGCCGTGGGGAGCGTAGTGCAGTCCCTGGACGACGGTGGCGTTGGCGCCGTGGGCGTAGCCGTGGACCATGGCGACCGACGTGCCGATGCGGTAGACGCCCTTGTCGGCGTGGTATGGCAGGATGACCTTGGCCCCGCACTTCCTCGCGTGGGCGTTGATGTGGTCCTTGATGCCTTGGCAATAGTCTCGGACGATGGCCTGCCCGTGGCCCTGCATGGCGTCTAGGCGGTGTTCGTGGTTTCCCCAGAGGTAGACGGTGGGACGCCAGCGGTCGAAGAATTGTTTGCCGGCATCGATGTCGGCGTTCAGCGACTCGGCGCCTTCCTTGTCCGACCCTACCCCCTTGCGGAGGGAGCGGAAGTCGTAGTGATCGCCACCAGCTACGCGGATGTCGGGCTTGAAGTCCTTCGTGAACTCATAGAGGGCCGCGAGGGCTTCGGGGTCAGCCATGTCGCCGTGACTATCCGAGGCGAAGATGAACTTGATGAGCTTGCTCATACGCTTGGGTGCTTTGGCTGTCCCTTGCGTGAGCCGTACTTCTCCATGTGGGAGATGAACTTCAGCCCTTGGCGGTTGGCGGCGTTGTACATCCCTGGACCGCTCATGTTGTACTTCAGCGCCGTCTCGCCGGCGGTCAGCCCTTCGGCGACGCCCTTGGCAGCGGCCTGTGCCATCGTGAGCCGTCCATTGGCTAGGAGGTTGGAGCGGTTGCGTCCGTGCATCCCAAGGCGAGGTCGGCAGTTCGGAGGCCAGATGATGCCATGCCGACAGACGAAGGCTTCAATCTCCTTTAAGGACACCTTGCCAATCTTGGCGGCGTCCAAGGGAAGCCACGATCCACGGATGGCCTCGCGTATGGCCTTGGCGATGTGCCTCTCCGTCGGGTCCTTGTAGTCGTCGACCCGGATGTGGGGCTTGCTGTCGTAGTGGGGGCAGGTGGCGAGGAAGCGGAGGCGGTCGACGGAGACCCCCCATGCCTTCGACATCTCCGCCAGTTCGTCGTCGGTGGGGGTTGCCATCAGTTTGGCTGACTCCCCTTCAATAATATGATAATCAAATCGAGGCGGTCGAGGACGAGCCACAGGAAGGCCGCGATGACTCCGAGCATGAAGACGCACATCATGGGTGCAGATTTGTCCATGTCGTTCATGTCAGAAGTTATCCGAAGCCTTGGCCTTCGCCCACAGTTGCCGAACCTCGAAGCCTGCCTCGGTCGGGTCGAACTCGCCTAGGTGTTCGTTGAGCGCGTCACCGGCCTTGATGAGGATGTCGATGCCGTTGCGGTAGCGGTTCAAATCGGTCTCCGAGATGACGACCCATTGCCCGTCCTCGGTCATCTTCAGGACGTGGGCGAGTTGGGTGTTGAGGGCGTTGACCTGGGCGAGTTGCTTCTCCAGCTCGTCGATGCGTTCCTGCTTGGTTTGCTTACGGCTCATAGTTGGAGATGCTTGGCGACCGATGCGGCGACCTCGCGGATCGTCACGGCGCTGTTGGGCTTGAAGACGTAGGTCTGGTCGGGGATGGTGCC